CTTGTTGCATATTATTTCATTTAATTCCTTTTCTAATTTCTCTCTTGAACCACTTAAATCTGCTGATCCCATTGCACATCCTGAAGTGAAGTATCTTAAAGGTTTTAAAGCTTTTGAGTTTCCCCATGAATTCTCATTAATTAGTCTATAGTATAACAGTAACATAGCTTCTTTGGTTTCATGATCCCTAGGTAAAAGATTTACAGCTGAAGTTAATCCAAGGCATCTCTCGCAAGCTACTATATATCCTTCAATATCAGCTAATCTCCATTTTTCAGTTCTAACAAATCCAATTTCATTATAATAACTAACTATCAGTACTCCGCCATCTTTTTTAAACAATTGACCGTTAATCATACATTCCACATAAACATCCTTTATAGTCCAATGATTCACTCTGAATTTAATTCCATTTTTTCTGGCTAAAGTAGCACTAATTGCAATTTTACGTTTAAATCTTAGCTCAAACACATCCCTAGATTTATTAAAAACATTCTCTATTAATTCCTCTGACACTGACATATTTCTAAGGTATTCCAAATGATCAGGATCTATTTTTACAACTTCAAAGTCATATAATTTAATTAAGTTCATTTCAAAATCTGTTTCAAAAGTTCTTCTTAATGGTATCATACCTTTCACTGGCTCTCTCTTCTTAATCCTCACATCTGTTATATTTCCACCGTATTTCCTTTCACATAGACCATTCATCATCTTCAAATAGTTTCCTACTGTTCCAAATTCCTTATATAACTTTCTTAAATATTCTATTGTAACCTCATCTCTCCTCTTCTTCTCTTCAGGATAATCTAGTATTGATTCATATGTTTTTTCATGAACACCTATCACAGATATTTTATTATATGGCATAACAACTTTACCGTCAGGTCTAACTCTTATGATTCCTTCTTCACTTATCTCAATCTCCTCATCAACTCTAGTTTCATTTTCAATTAGTGATCTCCCTTCAGTGTACGGTATACAATAATAATCATGGAACATACTATCTTCCTTCTGTTTCTTAC